GGGTGAATAAGGCCTATTACTCCGTGCGGCAGGTGGAGCAGAGAGGAGGGTGTTCCACGTATCGGTCTGTTCAAAACGAAAAGAATCAGTTGAAACTCTTGCAGAAAAAATGGGGATCGGAGATCGTAAAGACATCAGATCGATCTCATATCGCCAAAACACGGAAACATGATAAGGTGATCCAGATAAACCCGATTTTGCATGTACCGATATCGGGAGTGTGAAAGATGGGAAAACCTGAGAAATAAGAAAGAACAAAGAAATATGCCACGCAAAGGCGGTGTACCAGAAAACCTCAAACCGGCGAAGAAGGGAGAGGTACGTAATCCGAAGGGGCGACCGAAGGGCTCTGGTAAAGTCAATTTGTTGAAAGCGCTAGAAGAAGAATTGAAGAAACCGACAAGAATACAAATTGACGGTAAAAGACAAACGATGACGATGGAAGAGGCAATAGCGAAAAGCGCCGCAGCCCGAGCGCTAAAAGATCATCGCTATTTCAAAACAATTATAGAGCAATTCCATGGGTTCCCAACTGCGAAGCACGAGATCGAGGGGAGCATGAGCATCATAGACGAGCTTTACGACCGGGCGAAGAAACACAAGGGAGAAGGATATGGGAACGGTAAAAACGCCAAGAAGTAAGGGCGAACTACTCGACTGGTACCGCAGGTATCCGTGGCTGTTCATCGAGGACGTCATGGAGATGCGGATGTGGTCCGGCATGAAGATGGTCACGGAAAGCGTGTTCAACAACAAGCGCACATCGGTACGTGGCTGTCACGGTATCAGCAAAACCACCGTGGCGGGAGCGGTAGCCGTGGCGTTCCTAAACCTATACGAGAACTCGGTGGTAGTTACCACGGCACCCACCCACAGGCAGGTAGCGAAACTGTTGTGGAAGGAGATCCGCACCCTGTACCAGAAGTTCCCCGGCCGGCTGAAGGGAGACTGCCAGACCGTAGACGTGAAGATCGAGGCGGGCTGGTACATGATCGGGTTCTCCACGGACCAGACGACGAACATCGAGGGCTGGCACGCACAACATATCCTGTTCATCATAGACGAGGCGAAGGGGATACCGGAGGACACGTACAACGCCCTGGAAGGGTCCATGATCGGTGACTGTCACATGCTGGAGATCAGTACTACGGATGGGGCGGACCAGCAGTGTCCGTTCCGCAAGCACCACAGCACCGAGCGCCGGAACTGGAAGTCGTTCAAGTTCAGCGTATGGGACAGCCCGCTTGTCTCCGTCGAGGATGTGCCGAAGGAGTACAAGCAGTCGATCAACAACCAGCTCTACGATTGGGGAAAGCCGCGAACGGGAAGCGAGTGGCCCGCGGAGGCGGTGGCAGATATCCCGATAGCCGATATGGACTGGATCCTCGACCGCTGGCAGTGGAAAGAAACCAACCCCTATTTGTGGGAGACGAAGATACTCGGTGAGTTCAGCGACAAGGGTGGGAACGCCGTGATCCCGCTGTCATGGGCAGAGCGAGCTCGTGGAGCTGATGTCAAGGCGATATACACCAACGGGGAGATCGAGTACGGACTCGACGTTGCACGGATGGGGGACGACCGGTCGGTGCTGTTTCGCCGTAGCGGATACCAGTTCGAGGTCGTGAAGGTATGGGGGAAGACGAACACGATGGAGACCTGCGGGATCGTAACAAACATAGTCAACGCTATGCCAGCGCAGGTGCTGAAGGTCGACGCGAACGGCGTGGGAGCCGGGGTGTACGACCGCCTGGCCGAGTTGCTTCTAAACGGGCAGCTGAAGCTCAACACGGTATACGGGATCGACTCGGCACGCAAGGCGGATAACGAGCGCAAGTTCTTCAATCGTCGTGCCGAGATGTGGTGGCAGGCACGAGAGCTGTTCGAGCGTAACTTCAAGGAAAGCGGGGTGATGAGCATACCGGACGACGACGAGCTGATCGAGGACCTCACCGGGATGAAGTACGGAACCAAGAGCGACGGGCGGCTCATCGTGCAGCCCAAGGACGAGTTCAAGAAGGAGTTCGGGAGAAGCCCGGATAAGGGCGACGCCTTCGTGTACTGCCTGGCGCAGGTGCAGAAGGAGTTCGTGATGGAGGAGTGGGCGGAGTGACTAAGCACGACCGTCGGTACCTCCATACCTGGCAGGCTTACAAGGCAGCGCAGCGATCTGAAGAGTTTGATATGGACCTCATCGAGGCGATCAAGCGGATGGGTGTTCACCGTGTGCGGTGCGAGAAGTGCGGGAAGAAACTCTCGGTCAAGCTCGCGGTCGGGTTCAGGGGAAGCGTATACCACTCGGTATGTGGGATGAAGATATACGAGCGATACGGGTACGAGACCATGGAGAGAGGAGAACTGTTGCCAGCGTGACCCACGGTGAAAAGACGGCTCGGAAGGGCGAGGGTGGAAAACTGATTATCATATTTAAAAATCCTAATAGATATTTATATAGACAATCGGGCCGGTATATTTCACATAATAAAAAACAAGCGCCGCAAGGCCCCGCGCTGGCAATTTTAAAAGGGGGATATGATGAAGGTCAGAAGGTTCAAGTGCAACAAGTGTGGAAAGATATTGGTCACGACCGAACGAAAACCTGAGCGATGTGACTGCAACGATAAGGCTGCCTGGATACGGGGGGAGATAATCTCGAACGAGTACAAGGAGCGACGCGACGGCTGGAGGCGGAAGGACCCGAAGGTCAAAATTACCAAGAAACAGAGACGAAGAATGAGGGTGCGGGAAGCATGAAAAGCGTAACGATCCTCGGTAATGGCCAGTCACGACGGAACAACCGGCCGATGGACTATGCGGGGGATATCTGGGTCTGCAACTACGCCTTCATGGAGTTCGCCATTCTGCCTCCGATCCATACCATAGGGACCGTTCATCGAGAGGTAGCGGCCTTGGCCATAAATATCCAGAAGTGGTTCGCCAAGCAGGACGGGTACGTCCACGTCAAGAAGTGGCGGGTGCTGTTCCCTGCCTACAAACCGCACATCGACGGCACGGTGAGGTTCGTCGGGATGAAGCCCGTGTCGACCGGGCCTATGTTACTGTACCAGGCCATCGTTGAGGGGTACGACAGAATCGACCTATACGGGTTCGACTTCGGTGGAGGGGATCTTTATGGCGGCTATTGGACCGATGGGACACAGAGGCCCTGCGTAAGTGCCGACTGGTGGAGAGGGCAGATATGTGATATAATACGGAAGTTACGGCCAACCATGTCGATCATACATCACGAGAACAACGTGCAGTCGGATTTGAGAGGATGGGTAGAAAAATAAACCAGCGTGGCCCAAGGCAGAATGAAGAAGGCCACTTCATTTAGGGGACGATATGGAGTTTGAGGAAAGTACGGTTACTTCCGGGAGCTTGAGACCTAAAGTCGAACGTACCGCAGGGTAAGGAAGCCGCCCTGCCGCTGGTTTATTTTAGGAGGGAAAAATGGAAAAGATAAAAATTCTGCGTCGAGAGAAAGACATCATGGATAAAGTTGCCGATGCCATGTATGACCACATTCGCGCACTTTCTGATGATGATTTAGATGATTTAATTTCAGGATGTGGAAAAGTTTCAACAACGAATTGTGGCTGGTATGTATACCGCATGGCACCAATGATGCGGAATATGGCACGGCAACAATTAGGATTTAGATAAATAGAGGCGCTGTGAGCGCGGAGAAGACTTTAAGGCGCCCTGTCCATCCGCAGAGTCTATCCTGGGTCATACCAGGCAGCGCCTTTTTAGGAGGAATGGATGAAAGAGAAAGAATTTAGAGATCATGTTATGTGCGATATCTGTCATAGAAAAATAGACACGAGTGGTCTTCCTCTGTTCTGGACAGTGAAGTTCCAGAGATGGGGGATAGACTACAAGGCCGTTGCACGGCAGGATGGGCTTGCGACGTTTCTAGGGGGCCACGCCGAACTTGCTCAGGTCATGGGAGCAGACGAGGACATGGCCGAGCGTGTTGGGGAAGAGCGAGAAATAACGGTCTGCGAGATATGCGCCGGGAAAGAGATGCTTCCCATTTACGCGCTGGCTTTGGAGAAGGAATAAAATAACCGGAGGGACCGCGTGATAGGCCAAGAAAAAGTCTCATGGGATTCCACTTCTTCGTTTCATAGATCATCCTCCTTTACAAGTTTGGGGTTTCACGTGCCGGAAGGCCGACCGGCACCCCTCCGGTATTCTAATGCTTAGCTATGTGAGGGCAAAGATGAATTATAAGGAACAGATCAAAGCATCGGTAACGTTGCGAGAATGTCCCGTTTGTGGATATCCAGCCGAATTTGATATAATAAATATGGAGATATGCTGCCTTGGCTGCGGGATAAAGATGGGGATGGGAATTGGCCCGGCTTTTGGAGAAGTAGACACGCTAAACAAGCTCGCGGAAGCGTGGAACACCCGAGACAAGGAGAGTGCGGCCGCTACCCTGATGGGAATAAAGGAACTGGCGAGGGTGAAGAAGTGAGTGGAATTACGGGGATGACTAATGCTCAACCTTTATTTCCTGGAGCATCATCATCGATTGATATTCCTGGGACAGCGTGGACAACTGATAGTACAAATAAAATAGAAACAGGGATGCCGTCAGCCACGATTCTATGTCCGTCTGCTATGACGTTTCCAGAAAAGATAGTAGCCGATAATACCAAGTACCGCCCTTGCCCTTTCTGTGGATGTAAGCATCTATATTATAGAATGAACGAGGCGATGATCGAGTGCCAAGCCTGCGGGACGATGGTTCCTGAGAGCAAGTGGAATGACCGCGACCGCCAGACAGCCGCAGACGCCATCCTGGGCATAAAAAACCGATAATAGGAACAAGGAGTAAGAAATGGCAAAGAATCCAAGAGGACAAAACAGGCCGCAAGATGGTCGGGGGCGTGGCAAGGGTATGTCGGGAGGTCAGCGCGGGGGACGTAACACTGGGCCCGGAACGAAAAGTGGTCCAGGATACGGCAAAGGCGGTGGGAGCGGAAAAGGAACAGGGCGAGCGAAATAAGGGGAAAGGAGCCTGATTATGCCGTGGGCAATCGCGGATGTAGATAGCCACAAGAAAGGGCTCTCAGCGAAGGGTAAGCGCCAGTGGGTTGACGTAGCCAACAGTGCCCTTGCCGCCTGCCTGAAGAAGGGGGGCTCCCAGTCTTCCTGCGAGGGCAAGGCTATCCGTATGGCCAGCGGGGTGACGGAAGCGGACGAGACAGGGATCATCTACTTCGGTCACTCCAAGGAGATCATCAACCACAATATCGACGTCCTGAAGCAGCGGGGCTACGAATCGCCCGTTGCGAAGAACATCGCCTACCAGATATCCGGGGAGCCCATGCCGAGCGAGCAGGTGCAGGGATCGGGGACACCGAGTGCAACGAGTTCTGTTAATCAAGCTACCTGAGCCCGCGGCCGAGACCCAGAAGCGGTGCGTGATGCCGCCGCTCGGCCTGTGGTCCATGCGAACGAACATCGTGGAGAATACCGACAACTGGGTTCACGTTTGCGATATGCACGCCGGGGATGATCTCACCGAAACCCTGCGGATGAATAAGTGGGATGTGATCGGTATATCGGTACAGTTCAGTATCCAGCATGACGACTACATGAAGGTAGCGAAGAAAGCACGCGCGGTATGCGGTACAGTGATCGCCGGTGGTTTTCATGCACAGGTTGTCCAACCTCCGAAAGGCGTTACGTTCGTGGCGAAAGGCTGGGGCGAGCACGCGATAGCCGAACACTTGAAATTTCAAATCAAGGGCGAGATCCATCATCCTATTTTCGCACTCACGGAGCTAAACCGATATTGGGAAGAGGACAAGCCGCACGATCTTCGAAGCATGACGAAGCGGTGGATCCCGTTCGAGACCTCTAGAGGCTGCGTGCGACAGTGTGCTTTCTGTGGTGTACAGAACGTATGGGAGAAGTATGTTTCATTCTCGGTATCGTGGATCGACCGTTACCTGAAGTACCTCGAGGGGAAAGGGATACATGAACTTTTTATCGAAGATGACAATATCGCCTTACAGCCTGAACGGCTCAAACAAATTATCAGCCTTTTCAATCGATACAACGTCCACTGGTCTACACCCAACGGGATTGAGATTCGAGGTCTCTCCAAGTGTCTTGCCGAGATCGCAGACAGCGGATGCTGGCGAGTGTCTCTGGCGTTTGAGACCGGGGTGGAAGAGACCGCCAAGCGCATGAACATCCTCGACAAGTGGATCAAGCCGAAGGAAGCGAGAGTGATAGCCGATTGGTTGATGAAGAATGGGATCGAGGTCTGTGGGTTCTTCATCATCGGGTGGCCGGGGGAAAGCCTTAAACAGATGCAGGAGACCGTCGACTATGCGAACTCGCTCCCGCTGACGGACAGGCATATCTATATTGCCACACCTTATCCAGGCACAGAGCTGTACAATTATTGCAAGAGCAAGAGATACCTTACTGAAGACGGAGCGAAACTATACAGAGACCTACGATACACGACGGGGCTGATTAAAACGAAACAGTGGGGTCCGGAACAGGTCGAGGAATTACGGAGGAAAGACCGGGAGCTGGCACTCCGGCGAAGGGCAGGAGAGAATGTTTGAATTACTGAAAGCTAAGAGGCAGATAGCACTGACCGAGGCACGGCAGGCCGTACTGTTGCAGAAGATTTACGAACGGCTGCTATCACCCAACAGAGCGCAGCGCAAGACGCTTGAGGATATCGACGAGAGCGACTGGACGATACTCGGTACGTCGCCGAAGGAACTGGATGCCTCGGAGGCCGGGGAGCTCCGGGAAGTCGCTATGGAGTTCTTCTATCGGAACTCGCACGCGAGGAACATCCTGCGGCTCATGGAGAAGTATATCGTGGGGCGCGGGTTCGACGTTCAGCCGATATCACAGAATCCGATGGTGAAGCGATGGCTCGACACGTTCTGGCGAGTCAACCGGATGGACCTACGGAAGAAGGAGGTCGTGCGGCGGACGATGCGTGACGGCGAGGCGTTCATCCGTTTCTTTCCAGACCAGACCGGGATGTTGCTCACGCGGTTCATGGACGCTGGAAAGGTCACGGAACCGAAGGACAAGAAGGCGAAAAATAACGTCACCTATGGGATCGAGACGAATCCCGACGACGTGGAAGATGTCCTGGCGTACTGGTACAAGGAGGAGCGTGTGCCGGCCGAGGACGTGCAGCACATCAAGATCATGGTCGACTCCGACGTGAAGCGCGGGCGCTCTTATCTTGAGGCGATGTTGCCGGACCTGAAGATGTACAAGGATTGGCTGCGGGATCGGATGAAGCTCAATAAAGTGCGGGCCACGATAGCGTTGGTGAAGCAGATAACCGGCACGGGCGACCAGATCGCCTCGCTGGTAAACGCGCAGAAGACGCTGAAGCGAAAGGCGTCGGACAACACGGAGTACGCGAAGGCCCCAGAGGGCGTGTCTGTGCTCACCACCAGCAAGGGAGTGGACTACAAGATGCTGTCCCCGAATCTCCAGGCCGCCGACGTGCAGGAAGACGGGCGCAGTATATTACTGGCCATAAGCGCTGGTGCGGGGTTACCGGAGTTCATGGTGACTTCAGATAGCTCGAATAGTAACTACGCGAGCACCTTAGTGGCAGAAGCCCCAGGGGTACGCGAGTTCATGGACTGGCAGGATTTCTTCAGCGTGCACTTCAAGGAGATCCTCGCCAAGGTCATCACCGCAGGGATAAAGGCGGGAGAGATCCCGGCGAAAGAGGAGATCACGATAGAGCTGGAGGCCGAGGATCCGGAGACGGGTGAACGGCGTCCCGTAGAGGTGCAGGCGTTTGAGGAGACTTCCACGGAAGTCGAGATCACGTTCCCGGAACTGATACACCGCGAGATCGAGAAGGAAACCAAGGCATACGTGCTCCAGTCGAACCAGCGGTGGATAAGTAACCGCACGGCAGCGTCTCGGCTCGACCTCGACTACGACTACGAGATGGAGCAGCTGAAGCAGGAAGAGGAAGAGATGGCGACCGAGCAAGAAGGCGATAGCGACGAGGAAAGAGGAGACGAGGAGTATCTGAAAGCGCGGTCGAAGGCACAGCAGACCCCTGAGGACGAAGAGGACCCGGAGACGGAGAAGGCAGAATGAAATTATATTTTGTTTTATCAGAAATTGCCGGAACGGATAATTGTGAAATCTATCGTATTTGCTACTACAAAGAAGATGCGATATTTGAGGCACAGCAACAGAACAAGATACGCCCTGCGACATGTTACGATATTTACGAGATCGAGGCGGTGAAGGTGTACGATGGGAAAGAGGGGTGACCGCAAGCGGCTGATGCACAGGATGAGACGCACAGCTAGGCGCATACCACTCGGTGCTACGAACTTGCCGCCGTGGTTGAAGTCGCATTTTCCGACGATCTATGCCCGGCACGTCGCATACCGGATGATCAACGGGAACCACAAGGAAGAGACAAGAATACAGCCCGGAGCATACATGGATATGTATGGCCGGGATTTTGTTGTGACAAAAGAGATGTCTGATAATGACATGTTCGCAAAAGGAATAAAAAGAATTGCCTAGTCCGCTTGATCCTGAACCGAGCATCCAGAGGTTTGTTGATAAACATCGGAATGAAATCATGCATGCTGATTTTGACCTTGTTCGGCTATTGGGATGGACCGATCAGTACGATGACGACGATTACTATTATGTTTTGCAACGTAGGACATACGGGATTGGAAACAGGGTGACGATGTTGAGTTGTGTCGGGCGTCCCGTTCCTTTCAAACTGCCCGATAAAGATAGAAAACGGCTTAGTGAAATATGGGATCTGAACGATTGCGGAATCGAACAAGGTAGGAAAATGGCCGCAGATATGGGAATCATCATAAAATGAGGATAGAAGATGCCTAATCCCCTAGATCCCGAAATACAAAAGGCGATGCAGCTGCTCGTCCGTCGTGGGCGCAACATGATGCTGGAGATCGAGGCACAGACTGAAGCATCTATCATCAAGAGTTACCAGCAAGCAGCGGCACGTATCGGCTCCAAGGTATCAGGGCTCGGGTCAAGTGCCGAGCTGTTCGGTGCTGTATATATCGGGAATGAGATCCAGAAAGAGGTCGTGCGGCTTAACCAGATCGTGACCAAGAAGATCAGCGACTCGGTGGAGATGGTGGTCGGGCAGTCGATCAACGACCAGATAGCCGCTGGCCGGTATCTGTTCGGCACGGCACTGAAAGGATACGACCTCACCCTCCTGGCTCCTGACTCACCTATGTTCACGTCGATGAACTTCGAGGCGATCAACGCGATGCGGACCTCGGTCGATGGCGTGGAGCTGAGTGCGAGGATCTGGGAACTTAACCGTATCCAGCTCCTTTCGATGAAGACCTATCTCGCAGATGCGATGTTGGAAGGCAAGTCCGCTGCTGAGATCAGTCAGGAGATCAGGGCCTTCATGCACCTACCGGCAGTGGACATGAGGACGAAGAAGTGGCGAGCGTTCTTCAAGCAGAACCCTCCAGGAAGGGGCGTATATAAGAGTGCGGCGAAGAACGCGCAGCGAGTACTACGAACTGAGCTACACCGGGCGTATCGGAACGCAGCCGTGCAGTACGTGAAGCAGATGCCGTGGGCCGAAGGGATGCAGTGGATGCTATCGGATGCACATCCGGAAATGGACATCTGCGATGATCTCGCCTCGTCGGACGTGGGATACGGCCCCGGAGTCTATACACCAGATGCGTTCCCGGATATCCCGCATGCCCAATGTATTTGCTTTTGGGTTGCTGTACCGTTCAAGAGCTGGCTTGAAACACCCACAGCGGTTGTGGTATAACCGATAATATCAGTATGGAGGTGACAGAGTGAGTGACAAGAACGTGAAAGTGGCCGAAGATACAATCGGCGTAGAGACAAAGCCGCAAAGGGCAAGTTCCCTCGAAGATGACGTCGAGGTCTACGTTCCCGAAGCAGAGGAAGAGATCGTCGGCGAGACGATAGAGGACGTCATCGAGCGGAACAAGATAAAAGCTTCCGCACATGCGGCAGGGGTGAGGGCCGTGTCCCCGGAGGAGATATTCGAGCGGCGAATGAAGCTCACAGGTGGCACGTCGCCTGCTGAGGCCGGAGCGGCCGTCGTGCTGTTGAAGGAAGATCCCGAGGGGAAGATGAAACGCGATAAACGACGCGAGCGGAACGGGATCTGGACGCAGAAGTTCTTCGATTGGGTGAAGAAGCAAGGCAAGGAAGTCCGGTCCGCCGGTGGGGAACTGAAGGGCGTGGGAGACCGGATCGAGGTCACGCCGAATGGACACTACCGCTATAAGTGGTAGAGGTCGAATACAGGAGACAGGAATATGGCAGCGAGGATCGAGTTACCAGTCTGGGCATACGAGAAGATCGAGCGACTACCGGACAACAGCGTCCCGGCACCGCCCGAGCAGAAGACGATACAGGTGAGGCTGGCATTTGAGCGGGATTCCCGGATCTCGAACTACCCCGACACCATGTCTATCGTATTCGTCGACGAGAAAGCTGCTGGATTCTTCAAGATCGGGCAACGGTACCGGTTGATACTTGAGCCGGTATAAAATACAGTAGGAGGGAATTATGTTCAAAGATTGGACATGGCAGAAATGGGTTGGAAAATTTCTGTTGTTGGCGGTAGCCTTCGGCGCGGCTGCGGCAGACATACTCGGTGCGCCGATACCGCTTTGGGCGATCCTGATGCCAGGGTTGACGTGGGTCGCGCAGTTCGTTCTCGGCTTATTGCCGGGAGAAGCCTGGCAGGGTATCGCGGGCAAGGGGCTGCTGCTCCTGGTAGCGGTCGCGCAACTGATCATAGATCAGTACATTCCCGGTAGTCAGTTCTGGGTCGTGGTCGCCCCGCTGGTGACGGCGATTGCCCAGTACTTCATCAGCCAGGTGCCAGCTTAACTGGTTACACGATAACCAGTTTTTAATAGAGTGTGTTGGGTTTCCCAATTCTCAGCACACTCGACCTACTACAGTGAGATGGACGTATGATTGACCATCGAACAAGTCCAAGAAAACGCCAAGTTCGTAGAGGAACTTGAAGCAGAAGTTTTCCGAATCCTCGAAGCAGAAGCGAGTAACAGGCCGTGGAGTGCTGTCGACAAGAGCAAGCTCCCGGCCGCTTGTTTCCTGTGGATAGAAGATCCGAAGAAAAAGTCGACGTGGCACCTTCCCTACAAAGAGGGTGCTGGCTCCATCAATCCGGCAACAGGCATGTATGCAACCGCCGGACAAGTCAACCTAAACGCACTACGGGCTATCGCTCAAGCAGTGGGCGGATCGAGAACCGGGAAGCCAATGTCTGTTCCGGGTCCGGTAAAGACCAAGATCAACCGACTGCTTAAGCAATACAAGATCGGCAAGTTTGCCGAACAGAAACCGGAGAAGAACATGGGTCGAGAAATCATTGAATCGATGATGGACGGCGGCCTCACCGACGTTCGTATTGATAAGGAAGCGCACAAGGTACACGGCGTCGCCATCTTGAGATCGACAAGCCCCAATCGTACCTTCCGGGATGCGAAGGGACGGAAGTACCTCCCTAAAGCTCTTGAGAGCGTCGCACGGTTGGTAAACGGAGCAAAGGTATACATAGACCATCCCACGGATAACGAGATGAAGGAGCGGCGCGGCGTCCGCTCGATGCGTGACGTGCTCGGTTTTCTCGAAAACGGCAGAGTGGATGACAAGGGTACGGTCCGGGGCGACCTGGAGTACCTTTCCAGCCATGCCGAGTGGTTCGAGCCAATCGTGGAGCAGATGGCCGATAAGGTAGGTAACAGCATCCATGCCTACGGAGAAACACACCTCGACAAGTCTGACATGATGGAGGCGGTCGAGGACATACGGATGCTAGCCTCGGTCGATCTCGTTACTGAGCCAGGTTCGACATCGAATCTATATGAGGCACAGGAAGAGATCGAGGAAGAAGAGGAAGAAATTGAAGAAGGAGATCAAATGGAATATACGAATTTGAATCTCAAAGACCTCAGAGAGCAACGACCGGACCTGGTAAAAGAACTCGCCGAGCAGGTCAAGGGTGAACTCGAAGAGGCAAAGACCATCGAGAACCTGAATACTGAGGTAACTCAGTTGAAGGAAGACAAGAAAAAGCTCGAAGAGGAAGTCGACAAGTACAAACTAAAGGAGCAGGTCGCTGACAAAGAGCAGCGGATTCTCTCCTTCATCGAGGAAAGCAAACTCGACAAGAAGTTTGTCTCAGAGATTTTCATGCAGAGCTTGCGGTCGGCGAAGGAAGACGAGGAGATCAAGAAGATGCTGGAGGACCGAAAGAAGATCGTAGAGGCCGGTTCCAAGGGCGTGAGGGGAATGGGCGACGATAAGAAGGTGCTCGAAAGCGATGAGACCAAGTCAACCGAACCCGGCGAGTACGAAAAGGCGATGAGGAGCTAAACATGGCGAGTGTTTATCGTTTTCGAAGAGGCCCCCTCGTTCTGCGGTGGATCAAGAAAAGCGGAACCGTTGCCATCGAGATGGGTGACATGCTAAAGCACAACACGACGGCGAACGAGTCTGTTACGCCGGTAGGTGCTTCAGGCGACGCGAGCGCCCTGGTTGGTGTGGCCATGCAGGCTTCACCGGCAACCGATCCGACGGCGACCAAGGTCAAGTTCGCCGAGATCGGACACGGCACGGTATTCGAGTTCCCCGCTGCCGCCAGTGACGATCACGGATTCGGAATCCGGTTCAAGATCACGGCGGCGCAAGAGTTGACCGTCATCACAACGTGGACGAACTGCGTCGCGGTATGTTCCGAGACGAAGGGCGCTTCCGGCACTAACACGCTGGTCAGCTTCCTTCCCGGAGTCTATCAGCGCACGATCAGTGCCACAGGGTAAGGAGCCACCATGAATTGGAGACGACTACAGGAACTCCGTGAGGCCGATGGTGACAAGAAGTTCACTGCACAGATGGTGAACTTCATCAACGAGGGCAAGATCCCCACGCACGAATTCTCACTGCTTGGACTTTGGGAAGCGTGTGGTCGGCCAAGGCTGGCTCCCGACCGGCAGGTCTATTCGGGAAAAATAACGGAAGATGATGTGGAGCTGGAGGAAGCTTTGGACTCCTCGATCTTCCCCAAGATCACGGGTGCTCTGATCAACAAGATAGTCCAGGAAGCCTACACGCTGGAATACGGCGTGGGTGACAGCCTGGTGCGCGTGCTCCCGTCCTCGCTCAAGGAAGAAACCCTCGTGGGATTCTCCGAGGACATGGAGCTGAAGGAAGTCGGCGAGGGCATGGACTATGAGGAGAGCTCCATCGGAGAGAAATACCACAAGGTGAAGAACCGCAAGTTCGGTCGCCTGATTTCTCTCACCGAAGAGATGGTCAAGTTTGACCAGACGGGGCAGATGATCCTGCGTGCGCAGCGGATCGGTGAAGCCGCTCGATACAAACACGAAGAGATTATCTTGACCGCCGTCCTGGGGTTGACGAACACAGGTGAGTACGCCGCGTGGCGTCCTGCTGGAACGGCTGCGACGCTGTACAGCAACACCTCGACAGACCCCTATAGCAGCGCCACACTCGACAACCTGATCGTGGATACGTTGGTAGACGAGACCGACCTCGATGCCGCGATCACCAACTTTGCCGGATTCACCGACGAGAAAGGCAAGTACATCCACGTCGAGCCGAAGGTGCTGCTCACCGCCAGAGCGCTGGAAGGCGTGGCGGCCAAGATCCTGAGGAGTGGGCAGTCGGTACAGCTCACGATCCCTGCCGGAACGACCAGCATCTGGTCGGGGCGGGTGGCTCCGAAGTCAACCTCGTGGATCGACAACAAGAAAGGGTCCGCCTACTGGTGGATCGGAGACTTCGTAAAGCAGTTCGTTCTCACTCAGGTCTTCCCGCTGCAGGTGATGCAGGCGAAGGCGGGGAACGAGAAAGAGTTCGAGCGAGACATAATCTATCGATGGAAAGCTCGACTCATGGAAGGTTGTGGAGCGGTGACTAATCGCTTTGTTATAGAAAGTACCGGAGCAGGTAGCTAAGACACATGAGCACGGTGACGGACATCCTGGCTAAGATCGACGCGAAGATCAGCACGATCCTCGACGATCCAGACTCGATAGCCGACTACAAGGTCGGTGATAAGTCCGTCTCCAAGTCTCAGATCCTCAACGCGCTGATGAAAGCCCGAGAGCACTACCAGAAGCAGGCGGAGCTGGAACCCTACGAGGACGTCCGGCACATCGCCTACGACGTGGATGAGTTCGGGAACGACATCAGCGAGTACGTAGGGGACATAGCAGAATGAGTTGGCGGGATGACACGAACACGATCATAAGCGATAGCGGAGCGGCTACCGTCCAGGTCTATCGTGTCGTCCTGGCTGACTTTGAGAAGCTACAACTGCCCGTACCTCGATCTTCTACCTATGAGGATCTGCAGTTCATAGAGTCGGCGACCGTTCAGATATTTCCGAAGTACCCGAGAGGCGACCAGTTGATACGCGATGCGCGAGGCGAGGTTATCGCTGTCACGCACGAGATCGTCTGGCCGTGGACTTCTACGATAAAGGTGGGAGACCGGGCATATGAGTCTGGGACGGTGAACGACTACTACGAGATCAAGCGGATCGACGGATACGAGGACCATAAGGAAGTGTGGGCGGAGAAGGTGAAGGGGAGATGACCTTACCAGGAAAGATCACGAAGACGACGCTTGACGGCATGGTACGTGCCGGAATCAAGCAGTTCATATACCGGGGGGTACTCTACGATGTTGGAAGGTTACGTGGACCCGATAAGCCTAAGAAACGTGCAGCGGAAGTTACGGAAGGTCAAGGACTGGACGAACCCCGCGATAGCGATAGGCTTGCAGGTATCGGCAAACGTCGTGGTGAAGCACGCGAAAGCGAAGCACCCGAGACCAGCGAGTTTAACGGAGAGGGTTGAACACCCGTACCCGCGATACTATGATTGGACGGGGAACCTCACGGGTTCAATTCGGGCCGGGAAAGTGAGAGTGTACACGGACGGGGCAGAGATTCTTGTCTACGCAGGAAGTCCGACGATAAATTACGCCGCATCTGTTGAGTTCGGCACGCCCCGAAGTAGAGCGTTCCCGTACATGCGACCGGCCTTGCAGGAAAACGCTCAGGAGTTTATCCAGATCCTCGGTGGAGTACTGAGAAGGGTAATATGATATCGGCAATCAAGGACGCGATACGTGATGCGCTCGTGGAAGACACGGCTTACCTGGAACTATTGGGGGAGCCTGTCGACGAGTACAAGAAGACGTACTACGCCGTTCCGCCCGAGAGTCCGCAGTTACCCATAGTAGTACTCACCATGAACTTTGGAGTCCCAGAGCCGATAGATCGGATGATCATAGCAGCCACGGGGTTGCTGACCGTCACGATATGGGCGAAGACGAACGCGTACGAGCAGATCGCCGAGCGGATCATCTACCTGTATCACCAGAAGGCGGGGTTGAGTACGACCTACGCCATTCGGCTCGTATTAACTCGGGAACCGGAAGAGATGTTCGACCCGCAGCTTGATGCCTACGGGAAGGTTCTTGAGTTTACCATGTTTACGCGGAGGGCAATCATATGAGCAGAGCCGCAAACGAGTTTCTGCCTGTTGGCCCCGTCCAGGTATATTGGAACACGGTACGGCTTGGTTCCCCGAGGAGCCAGGCGATGATCCGGTACGCGAAGGAGACGATCCAGTTCGGGTATGACGATTCTCCTGTCAACATCGGGTCATATAAGTTCCGAGAGACCTGCGAGGTCGACATCACGATTGCCGACCTGAAAGATACTCAACTGCGTTACGTGTATGACCAGTCAACGTCGTACACGAGCAGGACCGCCCCTAATTCCACGACGTACAAATCCGCATCTGCGACGGTGTTCCGTTTCAGGGAGGAGATGCTTCTGACCGGAACCGTGGCGGTAGCAGTTGATAAAGGCGGCTATCAAGCCGGTACGGTGGTTGTTATGAAGTCGGATTACACCGAGACGTATGCAGCAACGACCGACTATTCAGCTACCGGATCGTCAATCGTTCGGCTTGGTGGTGGCGGCATAGATGATGGTGAGACCGTGATTGTCATGTACAACCAGTCGGCCACCGCATCGACAGTACTTGCAGGAGGGATCTTCTTCGACATCGAGGCCGAGCTTCGGCTCGTGCACATACTCGACAGCGGGAAATCCCTGCAGTTCGTCGCACCAAGAGCCAAGAGAATCGGAGCTTCGGATGTTGCGATCAACATGGCCGAGGCGTTCCCTGGAATTGCCATGACGTTCCACCTGTTGGGAGACATGACGAAGGCGCCAGGAAAACAACTATTCATGTGGAACAAGGAGTCGTAAAAAATTGGAAGGCGAGTACCTGACCCAAACGGTCGATGAGAGAAACAACGGGATAATGGACGCGTGGTTCCCCTGGTGGGTCAACAACGCGTTCATGAACTACCAAGGCATCCTGAATGACTTCCAGGTTGAAAACTGTAGCATCAGTGCGGAACCGAAGCAGGACTACAAGACACCGGCCGTCGTCATCGGGTCAGGTCCAAGCCTAGACGAGATCGCCCCCCTTCTTGGAAAATGGAAGGGGGGCTTGTTCTGTGCGGCATCAAATGCGAATATCCCGCTCAGGTGGGGTCGACGACCTGATTATATCGGCGTGTTCGATGGCGGTGACGTGGTAAAGACGCAACTGACAGGGTACGATTGGAAGGGCGTGAAGCTGGTTACGCACCCGTCTGCGTCCCCGGTCGTCATCAACTGGTGGAAAGAGCAGGGTTGGAAGAGACGGTACTACTGCATGATGCACAAGGAACATAACTGGTTCGAGAAGGTAATGCCTCTCGTCTTCGGGGACTTCCCGAGGGCGCAGATGTTCGGCTACAAGCAGAACCCGTCAATAATGATAGCGATATTGAACGCGGGCTGCGTGGTGAACAACCTCGTGCAGATAGCACGATGGTTTCAGTACGACCCGATATTTCTTTGCGGTGTAGACTTCAGTTACCAAGAAAAAAAGCAGCGGTGCACGACGTGGAAGCTCGACGACGAGAAGAAGTGGAAGGCGGTCGAACCGCCGACGGAGCTTCCGAAACGTTCAATCCACATGAGTGACAACGGCAAGCTGACTACGGAGGAGCAGATCGAGTATAAGCACGCGCTCCTGGCGATCTGGAAGATAGATCGTCCGCAACTGTTCGACTGTTCAGACGGGATCATAACGGAGATACCGAAAGCCGACTTCAAGGAGGTAGTAGAAACAAATGGGCAGTGCGTCAAAGACAGATACATCCCCAGTGAGGAAATTAACAGACGAGTCAACAGAGTTTTCGCTCGGCAAGCGCAAATTCTGTCTCAACGAAATGAAGATCGGAAGAACGAAGAAGTTCATCAGCCTGATCAACGACACGTTCGAACGACTAAGGTCATCGTACCTGTCGGTGGTAGACGGCAAAGATTTTCAACAGTTGCAAATAAGCGAGGTCATTAACGACTACGGGGACGAGGCGTTCGAGGAAATCGCAAGACTCTTCAACTTCTGCTTCGAGTACCGGAACGACGACTACGAGCCGATAGACGCCGAATGGATTTCAGACAACCTTAGCGTTCGGGAGATGGGCATGTTGCTTCAGGAAATCCTGAAGATGAACAAACTGGAGTGGCTGCTCCCTTTTTTCAGAGACCAGTTCTTCGCGGAACTGAACAAGATAGTGGAGCAGGCTTAGGACCCGAGGGCGAAGGTCTCACCGAGATCGAGATATACCACATGCTGATGCTCGCGTACCCCGGATACACGATACAGTGTATCGAGGACGAGTTGTCCTGGAGACAGGTGAACGAGCTACTTGCCTGCTGGGTGAAAGACCCGCCGCAGTTCCTCACGGAACAGCGGATCGCGTCGATGATTGAGAAAGCCGGAGGGTTCAGGCGAATGTCGTATAAGCCGCTTGGCGGTGACAGGCTGGAACAGAAACTACAGTCTATGGGTTGGTTGCCATGAACGTAGGTGAGCTAAACGCGTATCTCAGGTTGAACAGCGGGCAGTTCACGACCGGTCTGGCTACGGCGCAGAGGAAACTAGGCGGGTTCGGTGGCGCGGCCGGTGCTGTGTTCAAGACGATGGCAAAGGTCGCGGCGGTGGCTATCGGGGCCATGACCGCGGTGATCGGTAAGGGGATACACGACGCCGCGGAGTTCGAGCAGGCTTTGGCGAACGTGTCCACGATGGTACGGTCGAACGTGGGGCCTACGATGGAGGGGTTTCGAAAGGAGCTG